TAGAGACTGGCAACCGTAAGCAAACAAAATTTAACTTTGATAGAGTTCAAAAAATTTGTTCGGAGACACCAAAAAATATTCCCTAAATTTGAACATTTTAAGTGTGTAACAAAACAATTTGATTTTTCAGTACGAATGGAAGGAGATAAGTATATTTGTTCTACCGTAAGAAAAGGAGAGGACGAACCTCTATTGAGAGTTGTTTCCAGTAGTGGTACTGTGGCCCAAATGATTTCATTTGCTTATGTACGATCTAATATGAAGAAAGGAGGCCCACTTGGTACATTTAACCCTAGCGAAATAGAACTAGAACCATCAGAAAAAGAAGTTAGAGAATTGGGCAAGACGTTATTTAATGATCATTCATGTTTTAATGTTCTTGCAAAAACAGGTTATCGTCGAGCTTTCATTTTTCCTAGTAAGGTTTCTACACCATTGTGGTTGTCTCACTGTTATGAAGAACTGTGGCCATCATTTACAATGTCTGGTATTCAAGGAGATTGTGCATTATGTGGACATTTGTGTCTTAACTCTGTTTTGACAAGTTGTAAATGTATTGTTCATTCGCGTTGTTTACGTCAGTACTATGATAAGGAAAATATTGGCATTGTATCACCATGTTGTGAATTTTTTTTGGATCAGGTCCCTGTTATTGATCTTGATTTAATTGCAATACAGAATACTAAATTAACTTGCAATGATCCAAATTTGCTTATAGAAACTGTTGCAAAAATGCTTCGTGAAAAAACAGGTATTAAAATTTCTGCTGCAATATTTTCAACATGTGCAATTTCAATGTTTAATCACATGGACTTGGCTAAGAATGTAATTGAGTGTCCTGATCTTACTCATCCTAATACTTATAATATGACTTATCCCAGAAACTCCAAAGGTGGCGCTTATTTTGGCAAAGCCGATAAAGAGTTTGCTCCAGGGTTTTCAATGGTTCAGAATCCTACTAAGTGTGAATGTTATGATGAATGTTGTATGCAGATGATGATGTTTGCCAATGAAGTAGTTGATTGTCTTGATAGAGGTGACGATCCCACATACATTTTTGCTAAATATCCGTCAATATCAGTTTTGTCTGCTAAAAATGAACCATTGACTATTGCCAAATTGAGGTTGTTCTTTGTACCTTTATTTCTTAAATTTTTATTTGACAAAGTCTACATGTTCCCAATATATCGTCACTTATATAATAGGGGTTCAATTATGTTGGGATTTCATTGGGACAATGACGGTGCAAGAAAGATATATGAATATTTGTGCGTTAGAGTCAAATACCCTAAGAGATATTTTTGGGAATGGGATATTAAGAGGTATGATACTTCTTTGAAGGCTTCGTTGTTGCTTTATTTTTCTTTAGTGCCTTTGAGGTTTTATGATTCATCATCTCCTCATTATAATGTTTTTAAACGATTTGCCGCTTGGACCGCAGATGCTTATGCTTCTAAATATGTTAAATGGTTAGGCGAATCAGATTGGAGACTTATAATAGGCATTCTCTTTAGTGGTGAGTATGGTACATCTATGTTGGGAACTTTAATATCTATATTCATTTTTGAGTGTTATAAGTATTATGTTGCTGAAATGATGAGATTAAGAAAGGTCCTTGAATCTCTTATAGTTTCCTTATTAGATGATATCAAACAAAAGTCCTACAGTGATGATGGAATTGCATCATTGCCACAAGAGCTTTC